AGTTTCTAGTTGGCATCCTTTTGCTGGATTGACTACATCGCATTGCACTAAGACTTTTATATCACCGATAATGTTATTATAATAAGAATACCAATCTGCATTGCAATCTGATGCTGCGGATGTTGGGATTACTCCTACGTTCATATCAAGATTTTGTTGCTGTATACCTTCCTTATCACCTAGATTATATTTTGCGCGTGTTGTATTATTAGTAATAGTAATATTTTTACTATATTTCTGTGAATCTGCTGGATGCAATTCATTGTTAATACTCATTGTTGTAATAACTTCACTTAATCCTGTTGTACTAATATTAATTTTAGATACATCATTTTTTGATAGATTTAATGTAGCAGACAATTCACTAGATTGCTTAACATGAATGTACTTTAAGACACCATTTGCATCCATTTTATAACAAAAACCAAATTCGTATGCTAATTGATCTAATTTATCTTTTAATGAAGTTGGTTCTAGTTGCCAGTAACGTATCTTCCAATTATCAATAGCTCTATCCGTGTTTAATGATGCATAATTCGTTGGTGTGTCACTAGATATACCACCAAATCTCATTAATAAATCTCTGTGTGCATCGTGTCCATGCGCAATTGCACCATCGTCCCAAGATGCATTCAAACCATCTCCACCTGAATATAAGAATTTTGTATTATTTATCTGATTTGCATCACTATCCATATGTATTCTTTTTTCATCGTTGTCACTAGCTTCAGAACCATAGGCAACTGCAAGAATTTCAACATGTACTTTTTGAACACTTAGTGTACCATACGAACCTGAAACATGAAGAAATTTTAAATTTGTTGATAAACTAGTTGGCATAAATAGGTTATCTCCGCCATCATTTTCTCTAACATCAATTACCACTTCATATATAGTAGAAGAATCACTAAAGGTTTGTTGCGCTGTTCTTGTTTCTTGTGTTGCATAATTACCATCACCAATAATTGCTAAAATATTTACTACTTCGCTAGCTGAATTTTTTACAAATACATGTATTCTTCTATACACTTGTGCATAAAACTTGTGTTCATCTAATCCAAAAGCTAAAACGGCACTTGGATCACTAGCACTTAAAGTAACAGTAGAAAATGTAGAGTCATCATTGTCAAAAGCTAAATCCTGATTACTAAATTCAGGTAATGATGTATCAGGATTATTTTTATGAGCGCGTGTAATACCACCAAAATATTTATTTAATTTTGTTTCTATACAATTTTGACCATCATATACAATTGTTGTTTCATTTACATTATATGGACTAGAAACAGTTCTAGCTGGTAAAAAACAATCATCTCCAAAGTGCATGTTTAAAAAAGAATTACTACTTGAAGAATAAGACTTAGGCATTAGTGTAGTGATAAAACTATTACTTCTGGCAATTACTGGACATGGAAATAGTTTATTATCTACTAAAACTGGAGTCCCAACTGTGGACGTGTTATGTTCATAGTCTCCATATACAATTGGTACATATGTATTTGTAGTATTTGTTTTATCTTGTGGTATATTAATTTTATCCCAAGGTCTATGTGAATTGATTTGCAATGACAACTTTTGATTTTCATCTAATTGTATATCAACTAATCTGCCAGTAAAAATACGTTGGCAATCACTAATAGAATCTGATCCGTTAAACTGCGCGTATACACGAATATTTTTATTTAAATAATTATTTGTACCATTGAATATTCTTTTATAGACATCAATACCATCAAATACTACATTTGCTACATTTAGAGAAATATTACTTGTAGTTGAAGTACCACTAGTGATACTAATAGAATCACGGACACTTACATTTTTATTTAATACTGCACCAGGATAAAAATTATTATCTACTGTCGCATCGCTATTAGCAATTCCAAAACTATGAATAAATTCATCAAAACCACCAACTGACCATGTAGCATTTGTAATTGTGCCACTATTTGAGTTACTACTACTATCAGCAACTGTTGATCCTGTACCTTCATCTAATTTCCAATAGCCAACTAAGTTTGATGCAGTGCTATCAATAGTTCTGTTATAGTAGTGTGCAATTTGATTATCTGATCGTGCGGTAGACCACACACGAGCATGTGCAATTCTATTACTAAATTCATTATTTTGTTCAAAATTAGCACCAATGGTCACCTCTCCTGAAGTACCAGCAGTTGGAGAATTAGATACATTAGTTGTGACAGTACCAATTTTAACGCCATCAACATAAAATCTCATCTCATCATTACTATCATCTCGTAATACGGCTACATGATGCCAGTTATTTACAGTAATAGCACTAGTCGTAACAGTATTAGATACAGTTGATCCAGTTCCATATTGATACTTACATCTAAGACCATTATTACTTAAAGCAATTTGCCAATTTGTATTCTTAGCGGCAGTTGATCCATCTTGACTTCGCTCTAGTATAATTTGAGTACCACTACTGGAAGTATAAGAATCTGTTTTTATCCACGCTTCCAATGTAAAACTAACATACCGATCCAACACATTACCAAAAGATACATAGTCATCCGTACCATCGAACTCTAAACAAGTATCATTATCAGCACTAAATTGAAATAGCCAATTTTCATTGACGTTGGATTCTGATGGCGCATTACTTAATGCCATACTACGCTAATCCTTGATTGTTAACTTTCTGTATTTCTGGAATTAAATTATCTCTTACAAACTCATCGTTACCAATCATGTTTCCTGAGATATTGATAGTAACTCCACCTGAGTTGCCAGTTCTATTCATATTGGCGAGGTTTTGAACACCAATATTCTGCACTGCGGATCTCTTCATTATAAACTCACCTGCTTGAGCCATAATAGGTACATTGTCTTCGCCTTGTACTTGACCACCTTGCGCAAAGCGTTGGATTCCGTTTTGTTTTATTAAACCGCCTGTGTGACCTACAAACATTCCAGCAGATTGAATTACCGCACCAGGTATTTGACCACCTGGTACTAACATTAACAAACTTCCTACCATTTGAAATAATTGGCTTTTCGTGATCTCAGACTCACCACGTAAAGTAGCCATTGCTCTTGATGCAGCAAGAATACTATTAGCAAATTGGTTTGCACTATCCACGTTGGATTTCATGTTTTGGACTAATTTTTTACCAGATTCTTTATTTAATGCTTCTAATTCTTGCTTTGCTTTTTTAAAAGTGTCCTGCCTCTCCTCTTCTAAAAACTCTTCTTGATCTAATTCTGCTTGTAATTTGTCTAATTCCTGTTGCGCTTTACTTTTTGTAATGTTCTTTAATTCTCTTTCTAATGTAATTCGGCTCTGAAGACGAGCATTAATTATCTCTATTTGCTGTATAGCGATTCTCATATCTTCACTCATCTTACCAGAGTTTTTAATTCTTTCTACCTCAACTGCATCTACACCATTCATTGCTGCTTCTTGTGCTAATAGTGATGCAACTTGGTCTCTATATCCTTCAGTCAATGAATCAAGGCTTTTCGTATAACTAGCATTGCGTTCTGCCATTGTAGTGACCACAGTATCTACTGTGTTTAGTGATGCTAAATAAGCCTCTAACTGAGCCTTTTGATCCTCTAAAGAATCTGTTGAATCATCTACACTTGTTTTCAAATGATCAAATGTGCCAGCCATTTGAAAAAGTTTATCGATACCTAAGACTGTTCCAGCTAAAAGTATTGCTTTGAATATTTTTCCATAGCTAGCAAGTGCTGCATTTGCAAGTAGTGCTTGTACTCTTAAAAGACCAAATGCAGTTGCTAAAGCACCAATACTTGTAGCAACTTCCGCAGTACGTTTTGCATCCATAGCTCTAAAAAATCTTTCTGCGGCGTGCGCTGTTTCTGTTAATGGTCCTAGGACACTATCTCCAATCCTAGCAGCAAAACGAGTCATTGCATCTTGCATATTACTTACTGCACCAGAAAAAGTTTTTGATAAGCGATCTGCACTTCCACTAACACGACCATCTGGATCGGTCATTGCTCTTATTAAGGCAACTCTAAACTCAGGCAATGTTGTTTTAGTAAGATCCGTTATTCCTTGAGAATCTTTAATGAGTTGTAGTATGCCTTTTTCTCTGAGAATGTCGGCAGCACCTGCACCCCCAGCAAAGGCACGACCAAGCGCACTAGCAGCTTCCGTTGCAGTAGTATCCATATATGCTGCTAAGTCAGCAGTTGCTCTGAGCGTTAGTTTTGCATTTAACCCAAATGCTTCTAACTGCGCACCTGCGTTTACAACATCTGCTAATTGAAATGGAGTAGTGGCTGCTACTTGATTAAATGCTTTAAATGCAGATTCAGCTTGTTGCACACCACCAGTTAAGCCAACTAATCTTGTTTTCACATCTTGAAAACCAGATGATGCTTGAACAAATTTATTCATAACTGCTACAGCACCACCCAAAGCAAAGCTATATACTAAGATTTTATTTCTTAAACTACCAAGACCTGCCATTAAGCCTTGAGTTTCACCACGCATTCTATCCGCAGCTTTGTTATATCCTTTGGTGTTTTTCTCTAAATCTCTTACACTTCTTGTCGCACGTGAAAAACCTTTAGTGCGTACTTCAATAATAAACTTTTTTTCAGCCATTTTTCTTCTTCATGTCTTCAGATTGCAATGCATTAAATTCTTCATCTATAGCTGAAAAGATGACTAAGCGATGATAATCTGCATTATCTATCGTTGTAGCCAGTGGTAGGTTAAATCTTTTCATAGCCATGTACTCCTCAAGCGCAAATATAGTCTCAGGCGTTAGAAAGTATGTAGAGTCAGCACAGAATACCAATGAGTAATATAACGCAGCACCAAGCGTAAATTTCCCATCACTATCTTGTTCTACGATACGACCAATCTCTTCCCATAGTTCATCCTCTGTATACGTGATGTTTTTCTTGAGTGTAGGAGACTGCGCAGTGTATGGAAAAGCTAAGTTGCGTGTGGGTTGGTTCTTATAACTCATCCACACGGCAACTCGGTGCATAATTACTTTTTTTTGTTTGGTTCTTTGTATGCGTTATAAATAGCCATTAAGACACTATCGATTGCATTATCATCTAGTTTACCTAATTGCTTTTCTGGATCGGTAAATGAATGATTTAATATCCAATCTAGTACAGTAAAGAATTTGGATGTGTCTATCTCACCTTCTTTTGTAATAGCACCTACTTCAAGTTTATGCAGTTCTCTGCGTGACTTAAAACTAATGTCAGGTACATCAAATGTACCATGGTCTGTTTTTACTTTCATGTTTCATCCTACGATGAAAACGGCGTGTGTTAAGCGATCGTGATTGAAATTATATTTCCTGCTTCGTTAGCTCCAAAAGCTCTAAAAGGTATTGTCTGTAGTAAGAAATCACTTACTTCAGGCTTGGAATTGTCAATCATTACATCTGGTAATGATATGGTTAAACCACTTGACTCTGCAATCGAAAGCGCAATACCTGTACTATCTCCTTTGATATGAGCTATTAAGTCATGTATAGAATCATCACGTTTTGCAGTAATAGAACCTGTAACTTCATAAGGACCTGTTTGCACGTAACCAAATGGTTTATAATCAGTTGTATTCTGATGATGTACTCTTGCAAGTGGTCTTGATATAGTGATTTCAAAGTTATTTAAGACTAATGGTTCAGTATCTAGTGTAGATGCAGATAAATCAAAAATATTTTTTGGTGCAGCTTCATCTAAAGTGGTTGATGATGGTGTAAGAGCAGTTTCAGTAGGTTGATAAGCACTAATAAAGGTAGTTTCTACTACCATTTCACCACCATTCGTGCCTACATCTTCTCGTATAACCATTTGAGTAGCCATACATCCTGCCATAACCACATCATCATTTGGAGTAGATTCTGAAGAATCAGAACCTGCA